CCCAGTTGATGGGCTTTCGGCTTTGGCTGAAGTTGCGAATGCAAAAGTGAGCGTCGAGCATGATCCAATGCTCGGCGAAAAGGAAGTGGCGGCAGAAGCGCTACTTGCGATTAATACCTCGAAAGCGCGCCACAATGCTGGTTGTCGCGTTCTTGATATTCTTGCGCCCATGGAGTGCGTGAAATTTGTGGTCGAGAAAGAGTATTTCCGCAACGTTGTTGTGCAGAGAAAACTCTTCCGGCTCCCGCTCGGAATTAAACAAGGTAAGTGTCTCGAAGAGCTCGCGTTGCAGATTCTGCGACTTGAAGAAGCTAACGAGGGTTTTCGGAAGCTGTACGCTTTTGAGCGGATGGCTATTATCCCGAAACTGCTTAATGCACATTTCCCTTTGTTTCGTCGGGCGACAAACGTTGTCACGTACACCCTTGGTGAAATCCGCCAAACCCTGACAGTCTTAGAGATGCAGGGTCATGAAGAGTCAGAGACTTACTCACTCTTTCATGCGGTTTCGGAGGAGATGAAGGCTAACGACAAAGCTGAGTGTACCTTCATAGTTGATCCGAATTCGGTTACTATTTTCCAAACCCCTCGTGGCTGTGGCATGATTATGCAGGTCATGGTTGGTCTGGCCCAGAGTCAAGTGCCTGTGTCGAATTTGCTTGGTTTTAACCAGCAGCTCAATGATCGGATGATCGAGAGCGATATTCGCGCGGTCGGACTTGTTGCGCCGGAAGGGGGCGCCTTTATTGGCGCAGCTAGGACTTTAGTGCCACCAGACCCTACTTCGAACATCGCACGGGATTATGATCCGTGTTACAGTCGCGAGGTGTTGTGTAAGGATGCCGCGTTGGTGCGGGCCACAGCGCTTCGTGTTACTGATTTGTTCGAGAAGAGTTTTCCTCCTGCCGAGTTTGCAGTCGGAGGGAAGTATGATTGGAGTGAGCCGTTAGGGGTTGTCGTCTATTATGTTCGCAAGCTTGCTGATTTGGCGGGAGCGGACACTAAGGCGGCTAATCGTTGGTATCTCACCCAACCTGCGAAATTTGACTATGCCGTGACGGTCCCCGTTGTTAGCGCGAATTGGGAGAAGCTCTCTGAGCGACTTGCTGAAAATATGCGCTTGCTCGTGGCACGTGCACAAGCGAACTTACCGTTGCTTTCAAAGAGCGGTGAGATGCAAGGGCTTATCACTGATCAAGGTGTCAATGTGCACATCGAAGTCTCTTCAAAGTTCGCTCCGCCAACGGATCTTCGGACGAGTCGTGCGGATGCGGAGCATGTTGAGTTTAAACTCCATGTGCCAAGTGGCAACAGCACAGTTGTGCTGAATCGTGGTGGCAAAGTCAAGATCCCACAAGCGTGTAATGGCAAAGTTTGTAATGGTAAGTGTCTCGATGATGATCGACCTTGCCTGATGGCCGTTGCCTACGTTGGGGAATGCGCTAATAAGTGCAAGAAAGGTCCGACAATTAGAGCTTTGAGGGCGGATGGCATTCCTATGCCTGATACCTCGCGGTCTTTGTTCGTCAAGAACACCGTTCAGCTCTCGTCGATGGGTCGTCGCATGTACAGCGTTATTCTTCGCTCATTTATCTTCCTCGTTTGTCTCTCGGCAGTTTGTGCCAGTGAATTGGTTCCGTATACGAGTCGATTACCAAGTCGGTTGCTTGCTGTTACAGCGCCGGCTCGCGACGTTATGGCGTGTGTTAATAAGACCGCCACGTCAAAGAATCGATTTGTGAACGGCGACACGCTTGCAGTGCGCGTTTGTTATTGTGCGCTCTATTCTAATTATAGCCGCCCGCTTAATCAAAGTGAGTGGCTTGAGTGCACAAAGAATCGTCTCCATGTTGTTGTTAACACTACGATTGACGGTTATACGGGACGCATTGCTAGTGGTGGTTGTGTTATTAGCTCGGGTTTGCCGGGCGTTCCAACCTATGATCTGTGCACACGTTTCTTTGTGGTCTCGTCCAACGGGACTATCACTAAACTACGTGATTTTGCTTCGTTTCTGTTGCATGATTCTTCATTTGCTGAGGCTTCACGCGCGGTTGTCATAATCTGCCTTTGTCTTTTTGCGGTCACCAAGCTTGCTTACCCAGTGCTTTTGTGGGCGTTGTCTGCGTTCCTCAATTGTTACGATGGTTTGCGGGAAAGGTGTCGGCGTGGGGGCAAGGCAGCTTCTGCTACTGTTGCTTCAAGTCTGCCACCGCTAAGTACTGTCACAGCTCGTGTGATACAGGATGAGTCGGCACTGCCTACTTCGGACTACATTAAATGTGGATCGGAAACTGTGCCTGAGTCAGTGGTGATGTTCGTTTGGCATGAGAATGCGACTGGTGTTGCGAGAGTTTTGTTTCTCGGATACCGACAGGACGGCTTAATAGTTACGGCAAATCACGGAGTTCGTACCGCGACTAATCTGATAAATAGTGGCAATCGTATTTATGTGGGCCCACTTAGGAGTTATTCTGTTACCTTGAGGGTGAGTACTTTGGTTGATGTTACTGAGCAGCTTAAGGCTGCTACCATTTGTGTGGTTAGTGATGTCGCCTATATTAAATTCGCCGGACGGTTCATTGACTCCATTCCAGGCCTACGTGACGCTGCTTATGCTAAGAGCAATGTGTTTGCTCGAAACGTCAAACTTACGATTACGGCTTTTGGGGTCCATGATGGCTTGTTATGCTTTACGTCTGGGGATGCTAGACAAAAGGCTGATTCGCTTGAGTTGGAGCACCAAGCCACAACAGAGAGGTCATGGAGTGGAACACCCCTATTCTTCGGAAATCATGTTGTCGGTATTCACCGGGGTACAATTTCTACGGTGAACATTGGCTATGTTATCCCAATTTGCAATTCCATTGCTGCTGATCAATTTGCGCATAAGGAGTTGCTTCCGGTTGCGCTTCTCCCTGATACGAAGGTTTCTGAGGAGTCGCGCAATTTCTCTGATTGGAATGTCGATCGGGCTGATCGCGAAAATCACACTTACCACCGCGCTGAAGACGGCACTTTGTATGTTCAGGATCCTCATGATGCTGAGCATGTCTTAGTTGTTGTCAGAGGGGCTGCTGGTCGTGCTCGAGTTGCTCGCTTCCCCCGTACGGCTACCATCAGGGACGATATCAACGATTCGGAACGCGTGAGTTCTGCGGCGGTGCGTCGTTACCTCCGTGAGATGGATCGCGAAAGGGATTATGCGGTTGATGATGCCAAGTTCTTGGATCGTGTTGACGATGACAAGTATGGCGACGACAATTTTTCCAATCTGATGCGAGGAGGCAAGAGTGAGTATGATGATGCTCCTTTTTGGTACACTGATGAGTGTGCCCGCCTAGGTCGCGCGCTTCACAGGGCGGTAGTTGAAGAGTCAAATTCTCCGACTTTTGGGATGCGAGCTAGAGAGCTCAAGGCTCAGTTGGAGATGGCCACCAGTCAACATGCTAAGGCAGTCGAAAGACTCAATAAAATGAAGGATGCGTATGAAAGCGTTCTGCGTTTGCGAGATGCGAAAGCTGCTGAGCTGTTAGCTGGTAAAGAAAATGCTGCTAAGGAAGCTGAACGAAAACTCAAAGAATTGCAAGCGAAGCAGTTGGAAGAGTCATTGAAGTTGCAAGAGCGACAGGAGAAAGAGCGTAAGAAGATTGCCGATGAGAAGCAGCGTGCTGAGAATGGTACGCTACCTGCTCAACTAGATAATGGTCTAGCGGCTGCTAAGAACGCTGTTCTCGCTAGTGCTACAAAAGTGGAGAATCTTACTAAGACTGTGGCGCGCATTCAAGATGCCGTCTCTAGCCTTGGTGATTTCAGCACCGTTGTGCTTGAGGATGCTGCAGGCGATCAAATCGCGCTGCGGATCCCTCGACGAATCAATGTTAATTCCGACATTTGCGCCGTGTTGAATCCAGCACAGCGCGTTGCTTATCTTCAGCGGCTCTTAGCCGCTCGTTTGCCGGAAGGGTTTAGTGAATCAGAGTGGGAAGCGCTTACCGAGGAACAGAAGAGGAAAGTTTTGGAAGAGGATCGGAAAAGCTTCGAAAGGAGGAAGTTGAGAAACGCTAGTCGTGTGAAGCGGCCTGATGCTAAGCTTGATGTTAAGCTTGAGTCGCTTTTCTCACCCCCTGTTGAGGTTGCTCGCACTGTGGTTCTTACACAGGCTAATGATGTGCCCGTTAATGGGAAGTTGTTAGAGAAGCATGCCGATCAGCTCCTCAAATTGCGCGAGTCGGGAAAAGCGTTGGCCCTCCAGGGCTGGTGGCAGCAGTTGCCGCCGGGGGGAGCCAGCGTTCAGCCCAAAGCAAAGCCGTCGAAGTTGGAAAAGAAGTTGATGCGACTGCTCCCGGAGGAGAGAAGAGCGGATTATCTCCGTCTCGCCCCAGTGGATCGGAAGTTCTTCAATCACCAGCTTCTCGCGGTACCACTTTGTTAGGGCTTGAGACGCTCGAACATTTTCGCGTTGTTTGTGGACCGCAGTATGACTATAGGCCTGACCAATCGGTGATGCTCAATCGCTATGATAGCTTAGGAGAGCCGCCATACGATGAATATAATTGGCCTGATAGAACTGCGACTACTGAAAAGCTTTCCTTCGTCAACCATGTTAAGACATTCTTCAACACTAAGCAAGCGCCGACTCTTCCTGATTCGGTGCATGCTAAGTTAGAGGTATTGTACACACGTGCGCGTTGGCGAATTCCGGAAGACCCTTTTTCGAAAGAAAAGATTAGACGTTACGTTGATGAGGAGTTGAATTGGAATTCCTCACCTGGTTACCCCTTACATCGGCATTATCCGACGAATAGAGATTTGTTGAATGCCAAAGGAGTTGAGTGGCTTGTTGAGCGAGTGTGTGATCACATCAACAAGTTGCTTACGGAACCTGACATTAAGCTTTCTTGCTTCCCTGTTCGCGTCTTTATCAAGCGCGAGCCGCATAAGAAGAAGAAGCTGAATGGACGAGAACGCCTTATCTGGAGTATCTCTTTGTTTGATCAGATTGTGGATGGGTTGCTCTTTGGCAGCTCACTACAGGCTGAGCTGCAGAATTATCAACACATCCCGTCTAAACCTGGGCTCAGTGAGTTCAATGGTGGGATGCGGCAGCTTTTCGAGCAAATGGAACCCGAGGGTGAATCACATACTTTCTGTGAGATGGACAAGTCGGCTTGGGACTTCACTGTGCCGGAGTGGATGTATAAGATTGATTCAAAAGCGAGGATTCGGTTGTGTCTCAACTGGCCTTCGACGGCGAATAACTTTACTCGACTTTGGGATATTAGGTACAGCCAGCTTGCCTGCTCACGGATTGCTTTTTCGGATGGAACGATTTTGGCGCAAACTACACCGGGTATTGTGCGTAGTGGGTCGAAACTCACCATTTCAATGAATTCTCGTAGTCAGGTGGCTTTGAAAGTCATTTACTGCGAGACGTTGCTTGGTGGATATCGCGATGCTGCGCACCGTATTGTTGCGATGGGAGATGATACTGTTGAGCGAGTTGATGGAATGGATTTAGGTTCCTACGTCAGCTGGTTAAACAGCCTTGGCTTCGTTGTCAAGGAAGTTCCGAGCGCAGTTAGTACTCTTATTGGGTCAACTTTCTGCGGTCGTGTCTTTGTCAAGCACCCTGCGCATGGAGTGGTTTTTGTCCCGGCTTATTGGAAGAAGAATTTGTTCAATTTGCGACATATTGTGGAGCGTGATGTGCTGGTTTCAGCACTTGGTAGTCTCTGCTCAGAGTACGCTTTTGACGATGAACACTTTCCATGCCTATACCATTTGTTGTCGACGTTGGACGAAAGTTTCATGTTTATTCACAGTCGTGAACACTATCAAAGCCAGATCACGGGCCTCGAAGGAGGAGCAGTAAGGGTTGGCAATGTGGTGTGGGATGAGAATCCCGAAACATGGCCGCGTGGTAACGCGGCAAATCGCAACGATGGCGGACGCGCCTATTTCGTTTGTATCAATTCCTAGACCACCCGGTGGCTCTATCACTGGAGGTTTACGCGCTGGTTTTGTCAGGCGCGCTCTTGATGCTGTTGGTAGCGCAACAAGTTTGCTTGCTGGGTCGTCCCAGGAGCAGCATGTTGGTGCGCCGCAGCTGCCAGGGGTGCCCGGGCACCAGCGACGCGAGGTTACTAGAGCTATGATGCGAGGAGCTAAAACACCAATGCAGAAGACTATCTCAAATGCTTTGGGGCGTGTGGGTGATGCAGTTGCATCAGTCGCGCGGCCGATAGCAGAGGTTACCTCTGGATTGTTGCATAATCCCTCTGTCGACACACTCTATCATTCTGTCATTGGACCAGCGTCAATGACTCATGCTAGGGAAGTGCCGGAGTTTCATCAGGATATGTTTGGTGCAAATCCTGTGGACTCTGAGCTGAGTAAGTGGACTCGCGCCGCTAGTCCGTTTGATGCGGAGAACCGGCTTGATACTGGTATTAACCCTACCACAGCAGCGGAGTATGTTGTTGAGAAGAATCCGGGACCGAAGAAAGTGCAGGCTGCAGCGGCCGTTAAGAAAGCTGCGGCCGTCGAGCAGAAGCTGGCCAATGCGATGAATAAAATCGCTAAACTTGAACGCAAGTCGATCAAGGGCCAGAGTAATGAGCGTGGGCTTGCTCCGGCGTCGACTCCTAATATGGGGTCGCGGCGTGAACAAATGGCAGCTGACGGGTCAATGGCCGTTATAGAAGGCTCTGACCGGTTGGGTACTATCACGCTCAATGATGCTACGATTAATGTTGCAGGTGGAGTCCTGCTTCAGTACTTCTTCAGCCCAGATCAAGGTGTTACCTTAGCTCTTCAGCAGTACTCGCGATTGTTTCAGAAATTTGAATTTCTTGATGTGGAAGTTCTCTTCAACGGTACGTTGCCGACAACGTACGGAGGTTCAGTTGATGTTCTGTTTGACAATGACCCGGCGGATGTTGATTCGTCAGGTCCTGCTTTGCTTCAGCAATTAGCTACGACTCGGCAGTCTCATGAGTCACCCGTTATTTCTCGAACGCTTTGGCGTTGGAATATGCGGAAGGAGGCTGCTGGTGAATTTTTCGTCTCAAATGATACTTCTTCCGATGCAGGGAAGCGTATCACTGAACAAGGTCATTTCTTGTTCGTCGTTGCTAATCCAATTAGCTTCCCGGGAACTCCGTCATATCCATTGACACTCGGGTCGCTGTTCATTAGGTACAGAGTGCGCTTTTACCACCGGCAGGTTGTGCCGGGCACCACTATTGGTGGTTCGGTGGCGCAGCTCTCTTTTGCATCTGGTAGCAAGAACCCAATATCCGGCAACACTGTTGCTTCTGCGAGTCCATTGTGGGGGAGTTATTGTACTTCGTACTCTACTCCCACTCTGGATTTCAGCGGCAACGTTTCTGCTGGTCAAACGGCTCTTGGCCCTGCTTTGACGATGGCATCTGGTACTTACCAGATTTCTTGCATGCTTCGCAGCTCTATTGGTCCGGCTGTTGGCGCTTATAGCGTCCTCAGTTGGAAAACTAGCGGTGGCGTGACTTTCATCACTGACAGGGATGGTGCTTCCACTCAAATCGACGAGATTGTTTATCCCGGCGGTACTACTGGAAATACCTTAACCGCGCTTATCAGTTGCAATGGGACGGGAACTGTCTGGCTACAATTGCAGGCATTCACTGGAACGACTGGTTTTGTCGCTTCGTCGACTAAATCCCAGTGTTGTTTCCTTGTTGTACCTATTGCTTCATCAGTTGGCTCCTCACGACGTGTTCGTCGTCGTGAGGAGGCTAAGCTTTTAACACTGGATGATGATGGCTGCGCTCGTGTCAGGGGCGACGCCGCACTGGTCTCAGATATGAAGCTAGTGCAAGTCAAAGATGACAAGAGCTACGTAAAGATTGATTTGCCAGCGCGTGTGACAACACCCGCACCAAGTGGCACACCTTTGCGTCGGCAAGCTGTAACCAGCTTAACCACTGGCGATGATGATGATCAATACGCCGGATCTCAACGGAATAACCAATCGGGTGTTCGACCTCGAGGATAAAGTCGGGCACCCTGGGGAAAGGAGTTCAATCGACTAGTGTCGATCTGTCTTATGGCAGCCCCCGGGACCAAGCCTTGTGAAGAAGGTTGGCGAGAAGGATCAAACTCAGGTAAGTTCAGCGTTGCTAGTCAGCGTTAGGTCCTGAGACTCTAGTGGCACTACTATAGGGAGTAACTCTACTCTGGGTGCTGCACTGGGTGTATTCTTGGGCGTTACATACCGACTATGAAGTGGGGG